TAGAAGTTTTCGAATACGTTTCTGCGGCACTTGGTGCTAAAAGCACTGATGGTGGTAATAACTTCATCGGTGACGTACTAGATAACCAGTCTAAATATGTATGGTTCGCAGGCGCTGCTAGTGATGCTGGATGGAGTCCTTTAACTGGAACTGCTCCTGTTATAGAAGACGCATCTGACTACGGTATTAGTCATTTCAGTCTAAAATTACGAGGTGGTGTCGCATCTGATCCTTTAGATACTGCGGCAATTACAAACGCATTCGATTTATTCGTAAATGCGGAAACTGTAGAAGTAGACTTCTTAATTGCTCCTCAGAGTGTAACTGCTATTGATGCTGATACAGTAATTACTCATCTAGAAGGTATTGCTCGTCAACGTAAAGATTGTATAGTAGTCGCTTCACCTGATAAAACGTCTATTGATGGTGTTAATAAAGCAACTGATGTTGTCGCACTATCCAATTTACTACCTACATCATCTTACCTAGTTATGGATAATAACTTCGTAAAAGTGTTCGATAAGTATAATAACAAGTATGTTAATATTCCTGCGGCATCTTCTACTGCCGGTGTAATGGCTGCGTCAGACATCGCGTCTGCTCCGTGGTTCTCGCCTGCTGGTGCTCGTCGTGGTGTTTATTTGGGTATTACTGATATTGTCTGGAACGCAGATAAATCAGAACGTGACACCCTTTACAAATCATCAATCAACCCTATTGCTAATATTCCTGGCCAGGGCGTTGTATTATTCGGTGATAAAACTCACCTGAAACGTCCAAGCGCATTCGACCGTATCAACGTACGTCGATTGTTCCTCGCACTGGAACGCGCAATCACTGTAGCTGGTAAGAATGTAATGTTCGAATTCAACGATGAATTTACTCGTGCTGAGTTTGTTAACATTGTAGAACCACTGTTACGTGAAATCCAAGGTCGTCGTGGACTTACAGACTTTAAAGTAGTTTGTGATGAATCGAACAACACATCTGAAGTTGTTGACCGTAATGAATTTGTCGCATCGATTTTCATCAAACCCTCTCGTTCTATCAACTATGTTACTCTTAACTTTGTTGCTGTTAGAACTGGTGTTGTGTTTGAAGAAATCGTCGGCACGGTATAAGGAGATATTGAAATGTCACTTAGAGTCGATGATTTTAAAGCAAAACTAAAAGGTGGTGGTGCACGTAGTAACCTATTCCGTGCCACTCTTAACTTTCCATTCTATGCGGATGGTGATGTTGAATTGACATCATTCATGTGTAAAGCTGCTCAGTTACCAGCATCGGTAATGAATGTAATCGAAGTTCCGTTCCGTGGTCGCCAGTTGAAACTAGCTGGAGACCGTACCTTTGAACCTTGGACTGTTACAGTATTAAATGATACTGGTTTCGAAGTCCGTGATTCAATGGAACGCTGGATGAACGGTATCAACGCACATAGCGCAAATACTGGTCTTACTAATCCGGTAACTTATCAAGCTGACCTAATCGTAGAGCAGTTAGATAAGGATGGTTCTGTCTTGAAGTCTTACAACTTCCGTGGTTGTTTCCCTACTAACGTCGCAGCAATTGATGTTAGTTATGATAACGAAGCACTACAGGAATTTACAGTAGAATTCCAAGTACAGTACTGGGAAGCGAATACAACTAGTTAATAATGATATAAGTAAGAGACGACGGGGGGACAACTCCCCGTCTTTCTTAACGTGAGGATGTAATGGCAGACAACAATATACTTCAACTGTTTGGCTTCGAATTAAAGAAAGTCACTAAAACAAGCGAGGAAAATAAAAAAACTCCTTCGATTGTACCAAAGGTAGATGAAGACGGTGCGGGATATGTAACTGCGTCAGGTTCATATTTCGGTCAGTATATCGACATGGAAGGTACCGCCGCTAAAGATAACCAAGAACTTATTAAAAAATATCGCGGTATTGCTGAGCATCCAGAAGTTGACGCAGCAATTGAAGATATTATTAATGAAAGTATTGTCGCTAGTGAACTGGAGTCGTCTTTATCATTAAATCTAGATAAGGTTGATGCTCCAGATAAAATAAAGAAAACCATTAGTGAAGAATTTGATAATATCAAAGCAATGCTGAACTTTGAAGAATATGGACATGACATATTTAAAGCATGGTATATTGACGGTCGACTATATCATCATTTAGTAGTTAATGAATCAAACCTCAAGTCAGGTATTCAAGAAATCCGCCCTATTGATGCGACAAAGGTTCGCAAGGTAAAAGAGGTGGAGTATAAGAAAGACCCTAAAACCGGTGCCAAGGTCGTAGATAAGACTAAAGATTTCTACATATTTCAAGAACGAGCTGGTGCTAACAACGGTATTAGACTTACCCCAGATTCTATCTCATATGTTACTTCAGGACTATTAGATTCCTCGAAGACACGTGTGTTATCTTACTTACAAAAAGCAATTAAACCTGTAAACCAATTACGTATGATGGAAGACTCGTTAGTTATCTATCGTATGTCTCGTGCGCCTGAACGTCGCATATTCTATATTGACGTGGGTAACTTACCTAAAGGTAAAGCAGAACAACATATCAAAGACATTATGTCTAGGTATCGCAATAAAGTTGTATATGACGCAAATACTGGTGAAATTAAAGACGACAAAAAACACATGTCTATGCTCGAAGATTTCTGGTTACCTCGTCGTGAAGGTGGTCGTGGTACTGAGATTAGTACACTACCTGGCGGTGAAAACCTAGGACAGATTGACGACATCATATACTTCCAGAAGAAGTTATATCGCTCACTTAATGTTCCTCTAAATAGACTAGAACAAGAGAGTCAATTTAGTTTAGGTAGGTCTACCGAGATTGGCCGAGACGAAATAAAGTTCCAGAAGTTTATTGACAGATTACGTAAAAAGTTTTCTCAGTTGTTTATAGGTATCCTCAAGAAACAATTAATATTGACGGGTGTATGTACTGAACAAGATTGGGAAAGTTGGAAGAACCAAATTCAGATTGACTTTAATCGAGATAATCACTTCTCTGAATTAAAAGACGCTGAGTTGTTACGAGAACGTCTACAGACTATGGATCAGATTTCTCAATATGTAGGTGAATATTTCTCACGCGAGTGGGTAATGAAAAATGTAATGATGTTTGATGATGAAGACATAGAAAATATGCGTAAAGAAGTTGAGGCTGAAAATGCTAATTCTGACGACGAAGACGATTTGGAGATATAAAATGATTGAAGAAACAAATTTAGTAAATGAAAATAATGAACAAGCAGATCCTGCATTAGACTTTGTCAATGCGTTAGAGGTAGGAGATTTTACTTCTGCCAAGTCGTTATTTGATGATATGCTCGGTGATAAAGTACAATCTACATTAGACGCTGAGAAAATTGCGGTAGCTGGACAGATTTTTAATGGTGAAGAACCATATGACACAGATATCGACGACGACTATGAAGAAGACGAAGATTCTGAATAATGAATGTTAGGAAAAAGATGGTTCATATATGGATAGGCCCATATGAACCACCTACTCAATGGATGCCTAGTTGGAAAGACAAACATCCGGATTGGGAATATAGTATATTTACTGATGAGATGTTGAAAGCACGTAAGTGGCATAATCAGCATCTCATTGATTATTATTATACCAATAAAGTATGGGCGGGTGTGGCAGACCTTATACGTTATGAACTATTGTATGAAGACGGTGGGTTTCTACCACCAGCAGACGCAATATGTTATCATAACATGGATGAGGTATTCACAAGTCCCCCTGATTACGCATATAGTATATTCGAGAATGACCGTGACCCACATATAGCACCTAACTGGATATCACCAGTTCAGGCATGTAACGCGGGAAATACATTCGTTAAATTATTGATAGATACACTACATGAATTAACTCCAGAACAACTTAGTTTAAAACCATGGCAATCCACAGGTAATGAATTTCTTTCACAATTTGTACCTGATAAGGAGAAACATAAGTTGACTATCTGGCCATCTCATTACACGATACCTCGTCATTATTCAGTTCGTTCCACACCATATAAGGGTAATGGAAAGATATATGCCGAACAACAATGGGGTAGTACTAAGAGATTGTATTCCTAAAAATACTTTTTGTATAAATAATACAAAAGAGGATGTAATGAAAAAATTTAACCAACTAAGAGAAAATAAAGTCTTCAATAAGAAGATGGGGGGTTATCCTGTAGTTATCACTAAAAGCTCGAAAGGTTTCGAACTTGAAATTGATGGCGACCGTGTAGATTCTTTCAGTACACAAAAAGAGGCAGAGTTAACTGCGAAACAAGTCTTAAAGGACTTAGGAAAAATAAAATGAAGCTAATTAGCGAATTTACAGAAACTAACTTAGAATGCATTGTTGAAGCCAAAGATAATGGCGAGAAGAACTATGTTATTGAAGGTGTGTTCGCACAAGCTGACCAAAAGAATAGAAACGGACGTGTTTACCCTAAAGCAATTATGGAAAACGCTGTAAACAAGTACGTTACAGAACAAGTTAGCAAAAAGAGAGCAGTCGGTGAGTTAAATCATCCGGAAGGCCCAACTGTTAACTTGGATAAAGTTTCACACCTTATTACCGAATTAAAAATTGAAGGTAATAATGTGATTGGAAGGGCACAAATATTGGATACTCCAATGGGTAAGATTGTAAAAGGTCTACTTGAGGGTGGTGTTCAACTAGGAGTGTCAACTCGTGGTATGGGAAGTCTTGAGACAAGAAATGGCGTGAACTACGTCAAAGATGACTTTATTCTTAGTACTATTGATATAGTACAAGACCCCTCCGCACCTGATGCCTTTGTTAACGGTATCATGGAAGGTGTAGACTGGGTCTGGGATAATGGTATTCTTACACCTCAAGCAATTGAAAAGATAGAGACTGAAATCAAACAAGCACCCGCTGCAATTCGTCCAGAAGTGCAGATTCGTGAGTTTAAGAATTTCCTCTCGTTAATCAAATCTAAACTATAAGGAGTCATCTATGACTAATCTTAACAAAGAAGTCGAAGTTGAAATCCGCGATATTGATGTTGATACTAACGAAATCGTGGAGGAAACTCTCGGAGAAGCAAAAGCTCCTGTGTCTAAAGGCGCATCGACAGACGGTCAGGAAGTTTCTGAGCCAGAGTCAATTGCATCTGTGGATAAAGCGGCAGACGCAACAAGCAAAGCCTCTCTACCAAAAACCAAAGCAGGAATGTTGAACGCAATGTATAAAGCCGCTTCAAAAATGAAGAAAGGTGATTTGCAAGCAGCATATGCCAAGGTATGTGAAGGTGTTGACCTAGAAGATATCGCCGAAGACTTTACTGATACTCGTGCTGAGTTATCTGCTATCGTCGATGGTGAGGCAACTCTATCAGAAGAGTTCAAAGAGAAAACAGCAATTATTTTCGAAGCAGCGGTTAATACCAAGCTTAGTGAAGAAGTTACTCGTCTCGAAGAACAATATCAAGAAGAACTATCCGAAGCAGTCTCGTCTATTAAGACGGACTTAGTTGGAAAAGTAGATTCTTACCTAAACTATGTAGTTGAAACTTGGATGGAAGACAATCAGTTAGCAATCCAGAACGGTCTCCGTACTGAAATCGCAGAAAACTTTATGTCGTCAATGAAAGACCTATTCGTAGAATCTTATGTTGAAGTTCCTGAAACCAAGGTTGACCTAGTTGACGAATTGGCATCACAGGTTGATGAGTTAGAAGAAAAACTTAACTCTACTACTGGTGACGCTATCGCACTTGCGGAAGAACTTGAAACTTATAAGCGTAATACTATTATCGCTGAAGCATCTCGTGGACTCGCAGACACTCAAGCAGAGAAATTAAAATCACTTGTTGAGAATGTAGACTTTGATTGCGAAGAAACCTTCGTTAAAAAGATCGCTACAATCAAAGCATCTTACTTCTCTAAAGAAATCCCAGAGCAAATCGATGAGTCAGTATTGTCTGACGACGCCGAAATCGAAGTAGAAGTTTCATCTATGATGGAAGGTTACTTGGACGCTCTACGTAAAACTTCTAAAAAATAATTTTAAGGAATACTATCATGCAACAATCATACGATACTCTTATCGAAAAATGGTCACCAGTTCTTAACGAAGAATCTGCTGGTCAAATTATGGATCACCAACGTAAAGCAGTAACTGCTGCAGTACTAGAAAACCAAGAACGTGCTCTTTCTGAAGAACGCGCACAGAACGCTGGTTTCGGTTCACTAACAGAAACTGCGGGTAACAACACTGGTTCTGTCGGTACATGGGATCCGGTTCTTATCTCTTTAGTACGTCGTGCGATGCCTAACTTGATGGCATATGACGTTTGTGGTGTACAACCAATGTCTGGCCCAACTGGTCTTATCTTCGCGATGAAATCACGTTACGAAGGCGGTGATACTGCTAATCCTGAAGCATTCTTCGGTGAAGCGGATACTGGTTTCTCTGGCGACGGTTCTACTAAGTCTTCTGACGGTTCTGGTATGTCTGGTTTTGACGGCGCAACTGGTACAGGTCGTGATACTGACCTAACTGGTAAGCCAATGGCAACTTCTGTTGCTGAATCACTAGGTAACACTGGTGGAGATTTCGCAGAAATGGGTTTCACAATTGAGAAAGCGACTGTAACTGCACAGTCACGCGCTCTTAAAGCTGAGTACTCGTTGGAATTGGCACAAGACTTAAAAGCAATCCACGGTCTTGACGCTGAAACTGAATTGGCGAACATCCTTTCTACTGAAATCCTTGCGGAAATTAACCGTGAAGTAGTTCGTACAATCAACTCTCAAGCGAAACTTGGTGCGCAACAGTCTAACGTTGCCAACGCTGGTGTCTTCGACTTATCATCTGATGCTGATGGTCGTTGGTCTGCTGAGAAATTCAAAGGTCTAGTAGTACAATTAGACCGTGAAGCGAACGTAATCGCAAAAGAAACTCGTCGTGGTAAAGGTAACGTTGTTATCTGTTCTTCTGACGTAGCGACTGCTCTTGCCGCTTCTGGTATGCTTGATTACTCTCCAGCAATGTCTACTGGTTTACAAGTTGATGATACAGGTAACACTTTTGCCGGTACATTAAACGGTCGTTTGAAAGTATATATCGACCCGTATGCTCAAGCAGACTACATCACTGTAGGTTATAAAGGTACTAACGCATATGACGCTGGTGTTTTCTATTGCCCATATGTTCCATTACAAATGGTTAAAGCTGTTGGCGAGAATGACTTCCAACCACGTATCGGGTTTAAAACTCGTTACGGTATGGCGTCTAACCCATTCGTTGGATCTACTCCAGCATCTGGTCTTGCTGCTGCCGGTACTAACCAATATTACAGAATTTTCCGCGTTGACAATATCCTTGCATAAGGGTGTTGTTACCTGAAAAGGTAATACAAAAAGAATCGTTTTAACGATCATTTTAAGGGGAGACTTTCGAGTCTCCCTTTTTTTTATGGGTGTAATTAACACTAATATAAATACATACAAGGAGAACGTCGACCAAGGATGGTAATTATTTCTCGTATAAATACGATGACACACGGAGATATCATGGCAATTACAAACAATAAGAACTTCTTACAGCCCAGTGGGTTTAGAGTTATCATCGATAAAGATAACTATGCTAACTTAGAGTTCTTTGCACAATCAGTACAGCATCCAGGCGCAAGTGTTGACGCACTGGACTTTCCTATACCTAAAGTTAACGCAATCCCACTAACTGGTTCTAAAATCACATATTCAGAATTATCAATAAACTTGATTGTTGATGAAGATATGACAGCATATAAAGAGATGCAGGGATGGTTGGAAAGAACTGTATTAGAGTCAGATAATTCCACACTATATAACGATATTACCTTGATTATATTATCAAGCCATAATAATGAGAATACGCGTATCAGGTACAAGAACTGTGTCCCCACACAAGTTAGTGGTATAGAATTTACCTCCACTACGGGAGATACTTCTTTTATAACATTTGATGCGACATTTAGATTTAGTGATTTTGAGATTTTATGAGTTTACAAAAATTTGATATAAAGAATACAAGAGTACTTGAAATACTCGAGGATTTTAGATACACCTATAGAGAATTATATCAACCAGAACAGACAAATGAAATGATGAATTATCATCAAGTCGGTATGGCCGATCATTTTACTGGTGAAGATGAAATGAATCGTATAGTTGATTTAGGTGAAAGACATAATGGTGCTGCTGAAAACTCGGTATGTTATCCTATTAAACCAGACCACTATAACGGCCCTCATCCTTCTGAATATAAAAAAACTTGGCAAGAATTAGATAAGGCGTTAAAAACAGAACTTGGTTTGGGTAGTAGCGCATTATCAACATTATACCCACCTGATGGGTTTATCGGTTGGCACAATAACGCCAACGCATCACAACATAATCTTATATTCACTTGGTCGCAAGATGGTGATGGTTGGTTTAAGTATATAGACCCCGTGACACAGGAAGTGATTACTATACAAGACGAAAAAGGTTGGAACTTGAAGGCAGGACACTTTGGCGCATATGGCTCCGGAGATGTGGTGTATCACGCAGCAAGAACCAATTGCTATAGAATGACACTATCCTATGTACTAGGACATGATGAGCAATATTGGGAAGATTGTATTGACTATATCACCAACCCGTGATATAATACCGTATTACCCACTACAAGGCACTATATAATGATTAATCTAGAAAACATTCTAAAAGAATGGGAAGAAGACTGCGCTATACCTCAACATCAATTGGATGAGGTATCCCGTCAAACCCCATCACTTCACGCGAAGTACTTACAATATCACGCACTCGCCAAGTTACAACTTAAACGTAGTGAAAATAACCAAAAAACATTACTTAAACAAAAGTGGTTGTACTATAACGGAAAGATGGATGAACAAGAACTACGTGCCACTGGATGGGACTTAGACCCATTCAATGGTCTAAAAGTACTAAAAGGTGATATGGATCTATATTATGATTCAGACCCCGAAATTCAAAAGTCCGAAGAACTGATTGCGTATCATAAGACACTTACAGAAACCCTAAGTAGCATCGTGGATACGTTAAAATGGCGTCATCAAACAATAAAAAATATTATAGAGTGGAGAAAGTTCGAGGCCGGTGGATAATAAAATAAGAATTAGGATGAAGGATCACTCCCATTTCATGGTCGAGGCTCATCCCGCACAGGAAAACGAATTAAGAGAGTATTTCTCTTTCTTCGTGCCTGGCCACAAATTTATGCCCGCCTTTAAACGTAAAGTTTGGGACGGTAAAGTAAAACTTTTTAACTCAGTGACCAAACAAATGAACGTTGGGCTGTATAGTCACTTACGTCGTTTCTGTGCGGATAGATTCTATAAGTTAGAAATACTTGAACATGAAGTTTATGGAATACCAAGCGCAAAAGACGATGTTGACCACCCAACGTTAGTTAAATTTCTGTCATCACTAGGTAGTCCATATGAGCCTAGAGATTATCAATACAAAGCAATCGCTCATGGTATAGAAAACTACCGTTCTATTCTATTATCCCCTACAGGTAGTGGTAAGTCGTTTATCATTTATAACTTGATGCGTTACGCCCTAGAGGCCACTGATGGTAATATATTAGTAATTGTCCCTACCACATCTTTGGTAGAACAGATGTATAAAGACTTTGAAGATTATGGATATGATGTTGACAAGTACTGCCACCGCATATACTCTGGTAAAGAGAAAGTCACTGATAAACGTATTATCATATCAACATGGCAGTCAATATATAAGTTTGGTCATGAATGGTTTGAACAATTCGAAACTGTCTTTGGGGATGAAGTACATCTTTTCAAAGCAAAGTCATTAACCACAATGATGGATAAGTGTACTAACGCCAGATATCGTTTTGGGTTAACGGGGACACTGGATGGTACGGAAACTAACAAATTGGTGTTAGAAGGTTTATTCGGCCCGACCTTTACGGTGACTAGTACTGTGGCATTACAAAAGAGTAAACAACTTGCTGAACTTGACATCTCAATTCTATTAATGCGTTATCATAATGATGTATGTAATATGGTGAGAGAATATAATTATCAGGATGAACTGGACTATATTGTCCGATATGAACCACGTAATAAGTTTATAAGTAAGCTTGCAATCGACCAAAAAGGGAATACCCTAGTAATGTTTCAATTTGTCGAGAAACATGGAAAGGTATTATATGAGATGATTCGAAACCTAGTAGATGAAAACCGTAAGGTATTTTATGTATCAGGGGAGGTCGATGCCTCGAATCGTGAACAAATACGAGGTATTGTAGAAAAACAAAATGATTCTATTATTGTTGCTTCTCTTGGGACTTTCAGCACTGGCATCAACATCCGCAATTTGCATAATATCATATTCGCGACTCCATCCAAATCCCAAGTTAAAGTCCTCCAGTCTATTGGCAGGGGTCTACGTCAATCTGACGATGGTAGGACTACTAAGCTTTTTGATATCGCTGATGATATGCATGTGGATAGTCATAAGAACTTTACTTTAAAACATAGCGCTGAAAGAATAAAGATATATACTAAGGAAGGGTTCTCTTATAAGATATATCCTATAGACTTGAAACCAATTAAAGGAAATGATAATGACGACAGCATCGAAGGAACGTTCTCTTAAACAGTTAAAATTAGTTACTGGTGAAGAACTTATCTGCGAAATATTAGACGAAGACGACCGCACAATCACCTTTAACAATGCTCTCACATTAATCGAACAGACTCATAGTGATGGTAGTAAATACTTTACTTTCAGGAACTTCATGGTATATCAGGATAGTCCTCTAAATGTAATGTTGTTAATGAGTGATAAAATTATGTCTGTTGCTGTACCTACGGTGGACATGATAGGTCAATACAAGTTGGCTTTATCAGAGATGGCAAAACAGATAGAAGAATGGAATAATATTGCTGATGATGAAATTACAACAGATGATTTTATTAATGAATGTGAATCCTACTCTCTAATAGACTCTGATGTGAGTGGATTTATTGTTCATTAATTGCTTATATTACCCCTGCGTCGACAAGCTAGATTATACATTATAAACATACGTTTGTCAAGTTTTATTTTTATTATATTAGGATTATTTTATGAAAGTTGGTTTTACCGCCTCAACCTTTGATTTATTACATGCGGGTCACATATCAATGTTACGTGAAGCGAAGACTCAGTGCGATTACCTTATATGCGCACTTCAGATAGACCCTTCTACAGACCGCTCAGAAAAAAACTCTCCTGTTCAGACCTTGGTTGAAAGATACACCCAATTATCTGCAGTTAAGTATGTGGATGAGATAATCCCGTACCAGACCGAAAAGGACTTGGAAGACATTCTAAAGATGGTTGATATCGATGTTAGAATCATCGGAAAAGAATACCAAGACAAAACTTTTACAGGTCGTGCTACTTGTGCTGCCCGTGGTATTGAGATATATTTTAATAAAAGAGACCATAGATTTTCAACCAGTGACCTCCGCAAACGAGTGGCCATGAAAGACCCCCTTGTCTCACTAAAAGACCAAACTATTACTTGACTCAGCACCTATATTGTTATATAATGGCTACTAATCAAAAAGGCTTACATAATGAAACCAAAAGATAAACCACATTACGTTAACAACAGAGAATTTTCGCAATCAGTCGTAGACTACTGTTCAGACTTACAGCAGGCGAAAAAAGATGGTGACCCTCTCCCTATAGTTACCAATTATATTGCAGAATGTTTCTTGCGCATATCAGAAGGTCTATCGCATAAGGCAAATTTTGTTCGTTATACCTATCGTGAAGAGATGGTGATGGACGCGGTCGAGAATTGTCTTAAAGCAATTGAGAATTATGATATTGACGCCGCGACTCGTTCAGGTAATCCCAACGCATTTGCGTACTTCACACAGATATCATGGTATGCCTTCTTACGACGTATTCAGAAAGAGAAAAAGCAACAAGACATCAAAATGAAATTCATCTCTGAGGCAGATATTTCTCAATTCTTTGAGGAAGAAAATGGAGGTGCTAATTCAGGTGATGTTAATAGTGTAGTTGATACTCTACGTCTACGTATTGACACAGTGAAAGCCGCAGATAATGAATTCAAAGTATATGTACAGGAAGAAAAGAAAATGCGCAAACGCCGTGCGGTAAACGTTGATTCAGATTTGTCCGATTATATAGAATAATACTTGACATAACACTCATAGTATAGTATAATACCCACACTGAATAATTAACTCGAGTATTATATTATGCTGATAGCCATCTTAAATGATACACATTGCGGTGTACGTAATTCTTCTGATATTTTTATTGAATATCAAGAAAGATTCTACACCGATGTATTTTTCCCATACTTACAAGAACATGGCATCTCTCAGATTTTACATCTAGGAGATTATTATGACAACCGTAAGACCATCAACCTCAAGGCATTAAACCACAACCGTCGAGTATTCCTCGATAGATTGCGCGAACTTGGTATCACTATGGATATTATTCCGGGCAATCATGATACTTATTTCAAAAACACCAATCGACTTAATTCATTGAAAGAGTTGATGGGTCATTATATGAATGAGGTCAATATAGTAGAAGAACCTACTGATATGAAGTATGGTGATAATACTATTGCTCTAGTTCCTTGGATTAATCCTGAAAACGAAAAAGACATACTGAAGTTTCTCGCAAACACTAAGTCTAAGATTTGTGGTGGTCATTTTGAGTTGGCGGGATTTGAGATGGATAAGGGTCTTATGTGTAAAGAGGGTATGAACCCTGCTCCACTAGAAAGGTTTGATTTAGTATTATCTGGTCACTTCCACACCAAGTCTAACAATGGCCATATCCATTACTTGGGTGCGCAGATGGAGTTCTTCTGGAATGATGCTCATGACCCGAAGTACTTCCATATACTTGATACTGAAACAGGGGAATTAACTCCTGTACAAAACCCCTTGACAATATACCATAAAATACATTATAATGAGGACACAATAAGTCACTTCGAAGATTTATCTTACCTTGACAATAAGTTTGTCAAAGTAGTCGTAACTAACCGTTCAGATATGATGAAATTCGAAAGATATATTGAACGCATCAACAACCAGAAAATATATGAGTTGAAGATAGCGGAGGATTTTCGTGAGTTCCGTGGTGAAAATGTCAGTGATGCCGATTTACAGGTTGACGACACGGAAACTTTAATATACAATTATATTCAAGAAGTGGACACTGATTTGGACAAAGACCGTATAAAACATCTAGTATCAGATTTAATGATTGAAGCGCAATCGGTAGAAATAGCATGATTAAATTTCAGACCTTAAAATGGAAGAATTTTCTTTCTACAGGTAACTATTTCAATGAGATTGATTTCTTAGAGGCTCCGACCAACCTTATTGTTGGTCAGAATGGTGCGGGTAAGTCGACAATGCTTGATGCGTTGTCATTCGCATTGTTTGGTAAACCGCATCGAAAGATTACTAAGAAACAGTTAATAAACACTATTAACAATAAAGATTGTGTTACTGAAGTAAACTTTACTGTAAATGGTATAAACTATCGTATTGTCCGTGGTATTAAACCTACTAGGTTTGAAATCTGGAAAGATGGTACTATGATAAACCAAAGTTCTCATGCTAAAGAATATCAAGAAATTCTTGAGAAGAATGTTTTACAGATGTCTCATAAAAGTTTCCACCAGATTGTGGTACTAGGGTCGTCTTCGTTTATTCCATTTATGCAGTTAAACTCAACCTCACGACGCGATGTTATTGAAGACCTTTTGGATATTAATATATTCTCTAAAATGAATAGTATATTGAAGGAGAAAACATCACACCTGAAGGCTGAGATTGAAACTAATAACCACCAGATAGACATGGTTAAATCTAAGATTGCCTCTCAGAAAAAGTATATCCGTGACTTGACTGCTATCAATACTGCGCATCGTAAAGAGAAAGAAAGTCATATCGCTGAGTTACAAGAAGAAATCAGGGGTATTAATACTAATAATTCTACCTTATCCGCAACGGTAAATGAGTTGTTACCGAGTGTTAACGTTAAGTTATCCTCTGTGCGTGGTAATAAGGAACAGTTGGATAAGTATTACGCGCAGTTTAACGCTCAAGTAAAATCAGTTGTTAGGGATGCCAAATTCTTTGATGAGAATGAACACTGTCCCACATGTGACCAAGATATTGCCGAAGATTTACGCGTTACTAAAAAGGATGCTGCGACCACAAAAGCAAAAGAATTGAAACATGCTATGGACAAGGCACAAGAGAAACTTTCTGAATATCAAACAGAAATCAACGAGTTAGAAGCTCAAATGAAGTCGTGTCTTGACGACCAGAATACGTTACATAACAATCAACAGACAATTGAAAGACTCAATCGTAATATTGACCGTCTTCGTGATGATATGATTGATATGGCGGATAGTGATGGTGATATGGGACAGGCTAATAGAGACTTAGAGAAACTCGACTTAGAGAGTTATGACTTAACTACCAGTAAGTTTAAACTCAATGAGAAGTCCGCGTATAACCGTATAGCAGGCGAATTATTACGTGATAGTGGTATTAAGACTAAAATTATTAAACAGTATGTTCCGGTCATTAACGAACTTACTAATAAGTATTTACAAATTCTTGACTTCTTTGTTCACTTTGAGTTGGATGAAAGTTTCAATGAGACTATACGCTCGCGGTACCGTGACGCATTTTCTTACGATTCATTCTCTGAGGGTGAGAAACAACGTATTGACTTGTCACTGTTATTCACTTGGCGTCAAATTGCGAAGATGAAGAACTCGGTATCGACTAATCTGTTGATATTAGATGAGACGTTTGACTCGTCACTTGACGGTGAGGGTGTGGATAACCTGATGAAGATTATCGAAACTCTAAAGGAAGACACTAACGTGTTTGTTATATCGCACAAGGCTGAACTTGAGGATGCTCACTTTGAGAGAAAGTTAACATTCTATAAAGATAAAAACTTCAGCAAAATGAAAGAAATTACTTGACACTAACGCCCATTTATTATATAATGGCTACATCTTGAACGAGGAAATAAATATGGAATTATCTAGTAGAACAATCGACATCTTGCGTAACTTCGCAAGTATTAATCCAAACATTGTAGTATCTCAAGGCAATACCCTGAAGACTATGTCAATCGCGAAGAATCTAGTCGCTAAGGCAGTTATTGAAGAGTCGTTCCCTACGACCTTTGGTATCTATGACTTATCAGAGTTTTTGTCGGTAATTGGTCTCGTGGATAATCCTACGATTGATTTTGGTGTGAATAACGTATCTGTGCGTGACGGTAGTGGTCTATCATCCGTACGATACTTTTATTCTGACCCTGAAATGCTGACATCACCTAAGAAGGATATTGTAATGCCTTCGACTGATGTTCAGTTCTTACTTACTAATGAAACGTTAGGTAAGATTAAACGTGCCGCATCCGCACTTGGACACGACGAAATTAACA